CTGTTATATTTGGTTCTGTTACTATTGCCATTATGTTGCTGTATTTTTTCTATTATTTATAGGATGTTCTACCCCCGGTGCTAATCCTGTTACTTTTGCACATTCTAATGATCTATTTTGATAATCTTTTCCTAATTTACTTGATAATTTAACTGTAACTGTTTGTTTTTTCCATTTTTTAGATTCTTCTTTTCCAATTTGAGATCTATGGATTCCTAAATCTTTCATACCTTTTTTAGATCCTCCTTTTTCATTTCCTCCTTTATATTGGTAACTTCCTTTTTTTCCTTTTCGGTAATACCAAGTTTTAGGTCTATATATAGTTCCCTCATAACCCCCATAAACAGCTGATTCTTTTATTCCTATTTCTTTACAATATGTAGGAGCCCAAAACCAAGGACAATTTTTTTGTGCTACTTGATTATGACCAAATATTTTTAATTTTGGGTACCTTTTATGTATTGCTTGAACTACTTTTTTATATGTTAAACCTTGTGGTTTTGTCATTTTATATTTAGGCCAATCATTTCCTCCTAACCAACATATATTAATAGAATTAGAATTATTAATTACATCTCCCTTTCTTGTTCCTGGTTTAAGTGTAAAATTACCACCTACTCCATTAGATAATTGTGCAAAAGGTATGTTAAACATAGCCGTACCATCTGATTGTACCATTATATGATATCCACTTCTTGACCATTTCTGAAGAAACATCCAAGCAAGATCTATAAAAGTTTCATTATGTTTTCCTGCAGATGTATGTAAACAGAAAAATCTAACATCTCTACCATTAAGGTCTCCTAAATCTGATCCTCCAGGTTTTGATTTTCCACTAATTTGTTTGACTATTTCTGTAGCACTAACTGGTTTATTTAATGTTTGGTATCCTGTACCTCCATATACTCCTCTACCGCCTGATTTAGAGTAAATAGTACAAGGATATCCGTTTGGTTTGTTTTTTGTCTTTTTTAATTTAGTAACAGGATCAACTTCTCCGGAACCTCCTCCTTCTGCTTTATGTGTAGATAGATCTTCTGGTTCTATATTTTCATTTGTATTTGTAGAATTATCGTTTTGATTAGTATTTCCACTTTCTGTAGTATTATTAGTAACCCCTTCACTACCACGATCATCAAATTGATAATCCATCACACCATCTCCATATTCCGTACCTGAAACATCTATATTAGTATAATGTGTAAATTCATCTGAATCGAATTCGTCAACAAATTCTTCATTAACCGCATCTATATCGTTTGCATCTTCTAATTCTTCTTCATCAGTAAATTCTTCGTTTACTACATCTACTACTTCATCCTCTCCATCAGGAGTTCCATCTTTATCTGTATCTGTTATTTCTGGATCTGTTTCATCTCCTGTTTCCACTACTTCATCAGGTCCAAAAGTTTCTTCTTCATTTGTTAATCCATCTAAATCTTTATCATCTTCATTTGTTATTTCTTCTTCAACAGGTGGTGTTGGTTCTGTTATAAAATCTACTGGAGATGCTATAAGGGCTGCTACTTCTTTTTCAGGTGGGGGTGCTATTATTGCTTTATAAGATCTCCAATGTAAAGAAGAAGGCATAAATTCTTCAATAACTTGATTAGAAGTTAAATAAATAGAAGAAGGATCTCTATTTATATCTTCTACTGTTGGTACCCATCCTTTATCATCTAATTCTTCTGCTTGTCCATTACGAATTATTGTTATAGGTTCTCCATTTTGTCCTGAACCATAAGAATAATTGTTTTCTGCGTCTTTTGGAATCTTATCACTTTTTGAAGTACCCCCTAATCTTATAGAATTTCCAAATCTACCTTCTAAAATCATATCACCTTCATAAGGTAATAAAGGTTTTATATTTAATTGTTCTCTAAAATAATCACCTAAAGGAATATCATATTCTTTAGTTGCATCTGTTATTCTTCTTAATAATCCTGCTTTTTGATAATCTTCATTTTTCTTAAGATCCATCTCAGTATAATTTTGTATAGCTGGAAAATTATTATGGTGAGGATGATTCCATACATTTATATTAGGAAGATAATAAGTTTCGGTATCTTTTACAGTATGATCTATTGAATTTTTACTTACTGAAGAAATTATTAATACTACTTCATTTATTAATGGGTAATATTTAATAAAAGGAAATAAAGGTTTTGCTGTTCCATCAAATCTACCCTCTATATTTTTTTCATCTTGGGCTGGGTTTTCTATAGTTTTAGATTTTTTATCTTGTAATCTTGTCCAAAATATCATACCTAAAGCATCATACCCCCCATGGGCTGCTGCTTCGTCAGTAGAACCATCTAGTAGTATTTTTCCTACTTTTACGGCAAATATTTGTTTTCCTAATAATCCCCCCGTGGTTTGGTGGACTCCATCTATTTTATTTATCCCCATTTTCTTTTGGTGCTTCTATTTCTTTTGGTTTTTCAACAGTTTTAGCTATTTCTTCAGCTACATCCATTAATTGATCCATTTCTTCAGTAGTCAATAAACCACCATCTCCACTTGAAGTTGCCCCTGTAGATAAACGTTGTACAATAGCAGCCATTTTTATTAGTTGGTCGTCATTTTTGACGCTTATCTCCATATATTCTTTAATTAACGGAACTACAACAGTAGCATCACCTAAAGATTGTACTAAAGGACGTAATTCAGCTATCAAAGAAGCAAGTTGTTTGGCTTTTTTCTTTTGATTGCCATGAATTTCTTTTAATAAATCTCCAAAGGATTTATCATCAAATAATATCTGGTCTAATGAATCCATAATGTTTTATTATAAATATGGAGTTTTTAAATTCTTATAGTGCCTTTTTCTGCATATTCACTCCATAATATTTTATAATGTTTTTTTAATATTTTGGTAACTTTAGTAATTACTGGAGTTTCTACATTAGTCATTTCGCGAATATAAATGTATAATGCTTTTTTATTAAAAATTTCTAAATTTTCTCTTCGTTTAAAAAGTAAAATAACAGCATCTGCTACTCTCTGGTCTGCTGGTTTTTTAAATGTACTAAATAAGTTTTTTTCAAAATATTCTACATATAAATCTATAAAATCTTTATATTCTTTTTTTATTTGTTCTCTATCATGTGTATATTGGGTAATAGGATCTTCATCTACTGCAGGTAAGTCTACTTTTTGTTTTTTCTTTTTATAGTTGTTATTATTATAAAGTATAAGATAATTTTTACCTACAATTGAAAAATAACTAAATGCTTTTGAACCTTTATCAGGTTTAAAATAATCTAATTTTTCTAAAAGAAAACAAATTACTTCATGTTTTAAATCTTCTAAATCATCTACTTCTGTATAGTAGAATTTAAAAGTATGTATAAGGTTTTCTGCTAATTTATAAAAAGCGTAATGTATTCTTGTAGAGAATATATGGTCTCTTTCTGATTGGTTTGATGAAGCTAAATATTCTTTTATAGCTGCGTCTGTATCTGAGGTGAAATATTGTTTTTTGGTTCTTTTTCTTCCTCTCTTTTTTGGTCCGGGCTCAAGAGAACCAGTGATTACTGGTTCAGGAGGGGGTTGAGGAGCCCATTTGGTTTTGTCTAACATGTAAAATTTTTATTTTAACGTAAATTCATTTAAAGCTTCTTGTATTTTTTGAACTTCTTTAAAAAAGAAACCAATTTGATCATCAGCATAAAACATACCTTTATCATCAATTTCTTTTAATCTTTTATCACAAGCTTCAATAGCTTCGCTTTGTGTTGAGATAAAGTCTTCTAATCTTTCATTTTTTACAATTAAATTTCTAATTATAAATAAAGAAGCTGTTATTACTAGTGTTAATATTATTGCTAATAGTATTTCCATATTTAATCTTTAAAAAACGAATCTATAACATCAATTGTTGCCTTAGATAAGTTTGGATTGTTTTCTGTGTTTACTTTTTTAGCTGCTCTAAGTGTTTTATCTCCTTTAGTTGCATTAGCTGGTTTTGATTTAGGAACACTATTTGATGCGTTATTCCATAATTCAAATTCTATTTGAGCAGCCATATGATCTGCTTGGTGCATTAATAATGGTAAATGTGTTCTTAATCTAGTTTCTTTTTGACCAGACATAAAATAGAACTTATTTGACTCATCATATAAACCATCATGAATTTTAATTGTAATA